TCCAGACCAAGGTGCCACCACCATTCAGTTTCTACGGTGGAAAGCACAGGATTTCAGGAAAATATCCAGAGCCAACCACAGATGTGATTGTTGAACCATTTGCAGGTTCAGCGGGCTATTCCTGTCGGCATGGCCATGGCAGGCAGGTCATTCTGTTTGATGCTGACCCTGTGTTGTGTGAAACCTGGCAATGGCTGATTGATGCCAATTTTGATGATGTGATGGATTTGCCATTGTTGAATGATGGTGAAACTGTTGATGTGATTGAATCACCTGGTGCTAGGAATGTTGTGGGTTTCTGGGTGAACAAAGGTTGTTCCAAACCGGCAAAACGCAAATCATCCTGGGTGCTGGGCATTGGGGATGTTTCCTATGTTTGGGCCGCTAAATGCAGACAGCGTTTGGCTGAGAATGTCCACCATTTCAATACTTGGGAAATCCACAACATAGGATTTGAACACATCCCCAGTGAGTTCTTGCAAACCAGAGCAACGTGGTTTGTTGATCCCCCATACCAGGGAAAACAGGGCACCCACTATTCATGCGGTTCACAGGGTATTGATTACAAACAACTGGGCAAGTTTTGCAAATCATTGGCCGATCAGGTCATAGTGTGTGAATCATCAAACGCAACCTGGTTGGATTTTGAACCACTGTGTGAATTGAGCGGTGCAGCCAAATCCGGTGATGGCAGGAAAAAATCCATTGAATGCGTCTGGACAAAACACGTTTAAACCACCAACTGACCTAGCAGGGTATGACCCCACCAGGGATGCTGATGGGTTTGTGTTTGACAGTAAAAAGGCCCAGCGGGTTGTTGGGTTTTTTGAAGCATTCCTGAAACACCAAAAGGGTTTGGAAGCTGGCAAGCCATTCACCCTGTTGCCCTGGCAGCGTGATTTCCTGGCAACCCTGTTTGGCTGGGTGGATGCTGATGGGCGGCGGCGGTATCGGCGTACCTGGTTGGAGATTCCCAGGAAGAATGGCAAATCCACATTGTCCAGCGGGCTGGGTTTGTATCTCCTGTTTGGTGACGGTGAACAATCGGCGGAGGTTGTCAGCGCTGCGGGTGACCGTGACCAAGCTGCCATTGTGTTTGATGTGGCAAAGGGGATGATTCAGGGTGATGCCATGCTGTCCAAATTGGCACAGGTGTACCGGCGTGAAATCAAGTACCCCAGAACCAACAGCGTTTTCAAAGTGATTTCATCAGACGCTGGCACAAAGCACGGCATGAACATTTCAGGGCTGATTGCAGATGAAGTGCATGTTTGGCCCAACCGTGATTTGTGGGATACGTTGCATACAAGCATGGGTGCCAGGGCGGCACCATTGTCCATTGCAATCACCACAGCTGGACACAGCAGAACATCCATTGCCTGGGAACAGCATGATTACGCATTGAAGGTGCGTGATGGCACCATCAAGGATGAACGGTTCCTGCCAGTGGTGTATGCGGCACCAGAGGGATCAGACTGGACAGAGCCAGAAACCTGGCACATTGCCAACCCAAGTTTGGGCCAATCAATCAGCTTGGAGTATCTGGAACAGGAATGCAAACGGGCCAAAGAGGTGCCAGGTTATGTGAACACATTTCTGCGTTTGCACCTGAATGTTTGGACCGAACAGCAGACCAGATGGTTGCCAATGGACAGTTGGGATGCAAGCGGTTCAGAGATAGATCACGGAAAGCTAGATGGGCAAGAATGTTGGCTCGGCGTAGACCTTGCCACCACCCAGGACACCACATGCGTTGCAGCCGTTTTCCCCGGCGCTGATGGCACCATCACAGTGTTGCCACATTTCTTCTTGCCCAAAGACAACATTGAAGCCAAGGAACGGAATGACCGACTGCCCTACAGGGCTTGGGCCAGTGAAGGGCACATAACCCTGACCCCAGGTGTGGTGACTGACTACAGCTTTGTGGAAGCCAAAATCATGGAGCTGGTTGACAGGTACAAGGTTCAGGAAGTGACGTTGGACCGTTGGAATGCCACAGACATTTCCACCAGGCTGAGTGAACAGGGGGCCAACATCACCTGGATTGGACAGGGGTACCGTTCATTGTCAGCCCCATCAAAGCGGCTGGAAGAGTTGGTTTTATCTGGCAAGCTGATCCATGGGGATCACCCCATTTTGAGGGCACAGGCATCCCAAGTGATGATTGAGACAGACCCAGCTGGGAACATCAAACCATCAAAGAGAGCAAGCGGATCAAAGGCCAATTCCGAACGGATTGATGGGGTTGTGGCCCTGGTGATGGGCTTGGGACGTTGTATGGATTCGGGTGAATCCAAAACCAGCGTGGATGATGTTTACACTGACAGGGGATTGCGTTGGCTATAGCAGATTTCATCAGGACCATCATCAGCCCCAAAGCTGAACAACGGCACACATTCAAACAGCCGGACAAATGGAGTTTCCTGGGCAACCCATCGGGTGCTGGGGTTGAAGTATCTGAACAGACAGCCCTGAGCCTGTCAGCGGTTTACAGCTGCGTGCGGATCATTTCAGAATCATTGGCGGCATTGCCACTGGTGACCTACAGAAACACGGATGATGGCAGACGGCAGGCAGATGATTTGCCCATATACGGCATCCTGCGTGACCAGGCAGATGAAAACCTGACGGCGTTTATGCTGTTTGAAACCATCATCAGCCATGCCTGTACCTACGGCAACGGGTTTGCGTACATCACCCGCAACGGGCGCGGAGAGGTGACAGCCCTGACCCCAGTGGACCCCAGGAACGTGGAAGTGAAAATGACCACATCGGGGCGGGTGGCGTATGAATTTACCACGGGCCAGTTCCAGGGCGCATGGACATCAGACCAGGTATTGCACATTCGGGCGCTGGGGCCATTGGGTTTGGTGGGATATTCACCCATTGGTTTGGCACGGGAAACCATCGGGCTGGGCATTGCGGCTGAACAGTATGGGGCCAACTGGTTTGGGAACAGCGGTACACCATCCGGCATTCTGAGTGTGCCAGGCAAATTGTCTGATGAGGCATTCGGCAACCTGCGGCGGAGTTGGGAAAAGCTCCACAAGGGCGCTGGCAATTCAGCCAGGGTTGCCCTGTTGGAAGCTGGTATTGATTTCAAGCCAATTAGCGTGAACCCGAATGATGCCCAGTTTCTGGAAACCAGACGGTTCCAGGTTGCTGAGATTGCACGGATTTTCCGCGTGCCCCCGTCCATGTTGGCTGACCTGGAGAATGCAGGCAGCTACGGTTCCATTGGTGAGCTGAACAGGGCGTTTGTGGTTCACACATTGACCCCATGGGCACGGCGGATTGAATCAGAAATCAAATCCAAATTGCTGCCAACCACTGGTGGCGTGTTTGCTGAATTCCAGTTTGACCATTTGCTGCGTGGTGATTTGGACTCCAGATTCAAGGCATACCAGACGGCACGGCAGGCTGGGTTCCTGTCTGTCAATGACATCCGCAAAATTGAAAACCTGGACCCGATTGGTGGCAACGGTGATTTGTACCTGTCCCCATTGAACATGGAAGCATTGAAACCTGGTGATGCCCCAGAGCCAATGCCCATGGAAGATGAACAGCGGGCGCTGCCAACCGTGGATGTGGTTGCCCTGCGGGATGCTGCCAGGGGGAATGCCAAAGCCAACTGGGAACGGGCGCTGAACACCATTGCCCAGGCAGAAGTGAATGCAGCCCAACGCCAGCTGGACCGTGAACCAGGCAAGGTGGCTGAATGGGCTGAAAAGTTCTATGAAGGGGAATACCAGCGTTTGGCATTCAGACAGATCCTGCCAGCGTTGACTGAGCTGGGCAACCAGTTGTCAAACATCATGGGTGATGAGTTGGGCCGGAACCCTGGCCAACTGAGTGTTGAAGCCTTGGAAAACATGGCACGGCGGTTTGCCACCAGGCGTTCACGGCGTTCAGCCAATTCAATTGTGGCATCGGAAAACCGTGATGGTGTGGTGGCCAGCTGGGCCAACGGTGCCCATTCCACAGACATCATTGATGATGAAATGCGGCGGGCCGAAGGCAGCATTGTTCTGGAGCTGTACCGGCAGGCCGGTGTGAACCAGGTAGTTTGGCGGGCGCTGGGCACCAATCCCCCCACCAGCCTGAACGGTGTGACCGTCAAACCTGGTGAACCATTCATCCTACGGGGCCAGGCTGTGACCTATGCAGACGGCACAACGTATGAACCCAGAACGGACATCCGACACAGCCCAATCAAAACTGGTGATGTGTCAATCATTCAGGCAGTTTGATGGCAACAGATTTCCCCCAATCCGGTGATGATGAACCAATCAGCCTGGGCAATTCCAGGTTTGATGTGTTTGACCACAGTTATGCAAGGGATTTGAAACGGAACCACCCAGATATCTGGGGCGCTGGTGGCAACATCCGTGGGAATGAAGCGTTTGAAATTTGGAAGCGGGCTGAACGTGGTGTGAGTTCCCCAGCCGTGTTGGCGTGGATCAAAGAGCGTGAAGCCTGGAGCGCTAGGCATTTTGAAGATGGCAAACAATTCCAAGATGCTGACCTGGGGCCAAACCTGTCCAATGTTGCTGGCATTGTTGCCCAGGTGAAATGGGGCACGGTTGGTGTGCTGGGTGAATCCAGAATGAAAGCCGTATTGGATCAGCTGAAGGAACGGCGTGAAACACGGGCTGACCTAGCGGATGTTGAACCAGGTTTGTTTGTCAGGTGGCGGGCTGAAAAAGGCATTTACACCGGCGTGGTGGATGAGGTTGTGACATCCGGCATGGCTGAGTTTGGTGCAGAATCCATGGACACTGATGATGTTGGGCCAGTAGCAATAATCACAGTGTTTGTGGAAATGAATGATGACCTGATTGAAACAGATAGGCAAGTGGGTGTGCCTGTGGTGGATTTGGACCTGGTGGCAGACCTGGGTGACGGATCAGAAGAACAGCGGCAGGTGACCGGCAACGTGAAGGTTGCATTGGAACGCAAGCTGGAAGAACACAATGATGAACATGGTGAGGATGCCAGGAAGCGGGCCACCATGTCTATGTTGGAAAAGGTGTTTGAACGTGGTGTTGGGGCATACAAAACCCAGCCCAGTTCAGTGCGCCCAAGCATCCCCAATGCAGAGGCGTGGGCATATGCGCGGGTGAATTCATTTCTGTATGCCCTGGCCAATCTGAAATTCAGACGGGGCAAGCATGACCAGGATTTGTTGCCCAGCGGGCACCCAGAATCAAGTAAGGATGAACGGATGAGTGATGAAAAAAGGGAACGTGTTGGTGTGGATCAATACACCACTGAGGATGAAGCAATGGCACGGGCTGATGCCCTGGGGTGTGACGGCACCCACACAATGGAGGTTGACGGGGAAACCGTGTTCATGCCATGTTCCACCCATGCGGCATATGAGTCTGTGACTGGTGGCGGTGGCGGCTACAGCCGATCAGCCCCAGCAGAGAAGTTGGAACGGCGTGCCCACCAGGAAGTAAAACTGGAATCAGGTGACACAGCTGACACCATTGTTGGCTATGCCAGCGTGTTTGATTCAGAGAGCCGTGACCTGGGTGATTTTGTGGAATACATCAAGCCAGGTGCATTCACCAGGGCAATCAATGAACAGCATGACGTACGGGCGCTGGTGGACCATGACCCCAAGATGATTTTGGGCCGTACTAAATCCGGCACCCTGCGTTTGTCCCAAGATGAACACGGGCTGCGCACAGAAATTGACATCCCCAACACAACCGTTGGCCAGGACACTTTGGAATCAATCCGGCGTGGTGACCTGGATGCCATGTCATTTGGCTTTGTTGTGAAGGATGACAACTGGGAAGAGCGTGACGGCAAGACGGTTCGGGAAATCCGTGACCTGGATTTGTTTGACGTTTCTGTGGTCAGCTTCCCAGCCTATGAGGATACAACCGTGGCTGTGCGTGGTTTGAAGCGTGAAGCAATGCGGCGGGATACGCCCAAACCTGAAATGTTGCGGCTCTATCTGCGGATTTCTGATGGGGTTGCCGAATAAAACAACAACCCTCCTGGGCTGGGTTGGGGCAACCTGATTCAGCCTTTTCTGTTTTGGGAATCTGCCAACGGGCAGTGGGGCCAACTGGCCATCCGGTTCCCAACGCTACAGGTGCCATTGTCTGTTGATGGTGGTGCGCTGAAACCTGTTTTTTGATTCACGTTTCAAAAGGAAAAATACCGTGAACATCAATTCCCTGAAGGAAAAGCGCGCTGCCCTGATTGCAAAGCAGCGTGAAATTCTGGATGCCAACAAAGACGCATCCGCATTGTCAGCAGATCAAATGGAATCATTTGAAGGCATGGAATCCGAAGTGCGTTCCATTGAGAGCCGCATCAAGCTTGAAGAGCAAACCGCCCAGCGTGAAGCCGAAATGGCTGATGTTGTTCTGAAAACTGAAGAAGCTGAACACCGTGGTGAAATCACCACTGAATCAGAAGAATACCGCACGGCGTTCAACAAATTGTTGTGTGGTGAGCCAATGAACGCTGTTGAAAAGCGGGCATTGTCTATTGGTTCAGCCGGTGCTGGTGGCAACCTTGCAACCACCCAGGTCAGCCAACAAATCAGCCAGTTGCGTGAGGAAGCCAACTTCATGCGGCAAATCGGCACGGTCACCCAAGTCAGCCAAAAAACCGCATTTGCAACTGAATCCAGCATTGGTTCAGCGGCATACGGGGCTGAAGCTGCATCCATCTCCGAGTCTGACCACAGCTTTGGCCAAGTCACCATGAACCCTGTCCGTTTGGGCCGGATCATGAAGGTTTCTGAAGAGCTGTTGAATTACACCGGCACGTTCAGCGCTGCCCAGTTGGAAGCGTACATTGCATCCAGCTTTGCACGTTCATTTGCCAGTGCTGAATTGGCAGCATTCTTGACTGGTGACAACAGCAATGCACCACGGGGCATTTTTGACAATGCAACGTCTGGTGTGACCGCTGCCAGCGCTACCGCTGTGACGGGTGATGAAATTATTGACCTGTTCTACAGCGTGGCTGTGGATTACCGCATGGCACCAACCGCCAACTGGATTGTTTCCCCAGAAGCAGCCAAGGCAATCCGCCAGCTGAAAAACCCAGTGACCACCAGCGGTTCATTGAATTACCTGTGGACCCCAGGTTTGGGTGCGGCTCCTGACACCCTGTTGGGCAAACCGGTCTATGAGTCTGACAACGTGGACGCTATGACCACTGGTAAGAAGCCAATCCTGTTTGGTGATACCAGCTATTATCAAATTGTGGATTTTGGTGGCTTTGAGTTCACCCGTTTGGATGAGCTTTACGCGGCCAATGGCCAAGTTGGTGTCCGTGGCATTGCGTTCAATGACGGTGAGTTGTTGAACACTGCTGCCTGTAAGGTCATTACCTTGGGCTGATCCTGATTGTAGGATTGACATTTTGAACACATGGGGCACCCTACGGGGTGCCCTATTTTTGTTCTATTCCGAATGATTCCTAAAAGGGGCAGCATGGATCCACACTATTTTGGGCTGAAACAAACCACGGCACCATCGGCAGCGGTGGTTGCAACGTCCGATGCCAAAGCCTGGTTGCGGATTGACCATTCCGATGAAGATACCCTGATTGCCAGCCTGGTGACCAGGGCCACCAACGTGGTTGAACATTTGACCAACCGGCAGATGATAAATGCCAGTTGGACCTATCAGGTGGACCAGTTCCCCCACCAGGATTCTATTTTCTTCCCAATTGCCCCATTGGTTTCTGTGACATCCATTACCTACACCGATGATGACGGGGCCAGCCAAACATTGGCCACCAGTGTTTATGGGGTTGGCACCATCCGTGACCCTGGCAGGATTTTTCTGAAGTCAGGCCAGGAGTGGCCAAGCACCTATGACCAACCAAATGTGGTGACCGTGGTGGCTGTTGCAGGCTACGGGGCCAGCGCGTCTGATGTGCCAGAGGGATTGAAACAGGCTGTGCTGATGCTGGTGGCCCACTACTATGAACACCGTGAAGCAGTTGACCCCAGGGGAAACACGTTTGCTGAAGTGCCATTGGGCGTGAAAAACCTGTGCCACCAGTTTGAGGTTGGGAAGGCGTACTGATGCGGATTGGCCCCATGCGGCACAGGGTTCAGGTGCAGAATCCAACCATGACCACAGACGGCGTTGGCGGGCGTACAGCCAGTTATTCAACGGCGGTGACCCTGTGGGCCAGAATTGAACCCAGCCGTGGTGAGGAGCTACAGAACGCCAACCAGACCAAAGGCAGGATCACCCACAAAATCACCACCAGGTATGCCAGCCAAATCAGCACCACAAGTAGGCTGGTTTACAGCAGCAGGAATTTTGAGGTGGTCCAGGTTTTGAACAGGCTGGAAAAGGATGAACAGCTGGAAATCCTGGCCAGGGAGATGGTGTAAGCGTGGCGTTCATCGGTCAATCCAGAGGAGCGGGCGGGAAGTTTTCCAGCGCGTTTGGGGTGGATGTCAAATTGATTGGTGACCGTGAATTGAAACGGGCCATCAAACTGTTGGGTGAGAAAGATGCCAGGCGGATTGCAAGGTTGGCGGTGCGTGAGTCTCTGAAGGATATGCAATCAACCGCACAATCAACTGTGGCTGTTGACGGTGGACATACAAAGAGACAAATCCAAATCACATTGAAAAGTGCCAAAGCTGGCAATGCATTCATGGGCCGTGTTGGTGTTGGTTTGCGTGGTGGCGGAACAGGCCCGAATGTCAGAAGGAACCTGGCACACATCATTGAGTTTGGGCGGCGGGCGTTCACAGCCAAGATTGTTGGCAGGAATGGCACCACATATCGGGTGAGAATTCCAGCAGTACCAGGGCAGTTCTATCTGACCAGGGCGGCTGATAGACATTTGCCCAAGCTCCTGCCAGACATATCCAAAGAGTTCCAGCGTAGAATCAAAAACCGGATCAAGCGGCTGGCAAAACAGGCAGGTGTGAAATGAGTACCAACAGCCCATTGGAACGCGCCATATACAAAAAGCTATCTGAGGATTCAGACATCAGCAGCATTGTGGCCACCAGAATCAGCCCGCTGGTTTTGGATCAGGAATTGGCCCTGCCAGCCATCACCTATGACATTTCAAGCAGCAGACCATACAGTGACCTGTCCGGTGGCAGCCGATTGATTAGCCTGGACATGGATTTTTTGTGCATGGCAGACACATTCCTGGCAGCATCAGACCTGGGTGAAGAGGTGCGCAAGGCGTTGTCAGGGTTCAGGGGCAGCATATACATCAATGTCGGTGGCCTCATCAACGTTGAAATCCTGGGGTGTACCCATACCAATGACCGAACAGATTATGCGGCCCCAGTTGATGGGGGCAGGCAAGGTTCCTACATCAGGATGTTGTCATTCCTGATTTCATATAGAGCAAACGCAACGGGATAGATTCATGGCAGCATTTTTGGGACAAGGCGCAACCATCAGTTGGAACAGCAACAACATTGGGCAGGTTTTGTCCATTGACGGCCCCAACATGGAACGTGCCATGGTTGACACCACCAACCTGGGCACCGGCCAAACAGTGGACAGTGTTGGAGTCAAATTCAGAACCTTTGCAGCTGGGTTTGGTGATGCTGGTGAAGTTTCCGTGGAAGTTCAGTTTGACCATGATGACACAGCCCAAGGTGCAATGTGGGATGATTTCACAGCTGGCACATCCCGTGCAGTTGTCATCACATTCAGTGATTCCGATACCTACACATTCACGGCGTTTGTGCGTTCCATGAGCCACAGCCAAGCCATTGATGAAGTCAACCGTGCCACCATTGCATTCAAGATCACCGGCGCTGTTGACCACACTACCGGATAAAACCTAAACAGCCAAAAGGAGGGCTGACACATGGCAGATGTTTTGTTGTCAAGGGATGACATTCTGGGATCAGATGACCTGCGCCTCGAGCGGGTGGACGTACCAGAATGGAATGGCGGCATGTACGTTCGGGTGATGACAGCCGGAGAACGTGACCAGTTTGAAGCTGAAGTTGCGGGCGTTGGCAAGCGTTCCAAAAACATGTCCAACCTGCGGGCCAGATTGGTTTGCCTGGTTGGGTGTGATGAGAATGGCCAAGCGTTGTTTGAACGGGGTGACGCTGCGGCGTTGGGTGCCAAATCCGCTGCGGCGGTTGATCGGGTGTTCACGGTAGCGGCCAGACTGAACGGGTTTACCAGCCAGGACATTGATGAGCTAGAGGGGGAATCCGCGCCCGACCAATGAGCCGGTTTCTGTTCCGGTTAGCGCTTGCATTGGGTTTGACAGTCGGGCAGCTAAAGCGTGAAATGACCAGTCGGGAGCTGTCAGCCTGGTTGGCGTATGACAGAATTAGCCCTATTGGGCCAGAACGTGATGACATCAACCAGGCCATTCAGTCTGCGTTGTTTGCCAATGCCCACAAAAAAAAGGGGGCACGGTCATTCAAGCCTGGGGATTTCATGCCATTCCATCAGGGTGCTGACGGGAAAGCCAGAACATCCGAACAGATGAAGGCGAAGCTAGGTTTTCTGGCCCGCATGTCCAAACCCAAGGAAGGCTAAATGGCAACCGTCAAAGCATTGAACATTGCAATAGGAGCCAACACCCAGGGGTTCCGGCGTGGCCTGAAACGATCAGAAAGTGCGTTGTCAAAGTTCCGGCGTACAGCAAGCAGCGTTGGGGCTGGTGTGGCCAAAGGTTTGGCGGTTGGTGCGGCTGGTGTGGCTGCGGTTGGCACAGCCATTGGCCTATCTGTGAAATCATTTGCAGAGTTTGAATCAGGCATGTTGCGGGTTCAGGCTGTGACTGGTGCCACGGGCGCTGAATTCCTGGCATTGACGGAACAGGCCAAACAGTTGGGTGCCACCACAGCGTTTTCAGCCAAACAAGCGGCTGAAGGTATGGGTTTCCTGGGGCAAGCTGGTTTCAATGCCACAGAGATTCAAGCGGCCATGGGTTCCGTGTTGAACCTGGCAGCGGCTGGTGCCCTGGAATTGGCTGATGCGGCTGACATCACGGCATCGGTCTTGCGTGGGTTTGGGATGAATGCAACAGAGGCCACCAAAGTGACCGATGTGCTGGCCAAGGCAGCTGCCAGTTCAAACACCAGCGTTCAGGAAATGGGTGAAGGGTTCAAGTTTGTTGGACCAGTTGCCAGCGCAATGGGCCTGAGCATTGAGGAAACAGCGGCAGCATTGTCTGTGTTGTCTGATGCTGGCCTGAAGGGTTCATTGGCCGGTACAGGTTTGCGGCAAGCTCTGGTCAAGATGGGGCCAGACATCATCCGATCAGGTGGCCTGTTGCCAGCATTGAAAAAGTTGGATTCAGAAGGTGTGCGGGCGGTGACTGCGGCCATGGATTCATTGGGAGCGCGGGCAGGTACAGCGGCCATTGCCCTGGCAAACAACACAGCCAGGGCTGAAGAGCTGGAACAGACCTACAAGAACAGTGGGGGTGCGGCACAGGAAATGGCTGACACTCTCATGTCAGGTGTGACGGGTGCGGGGCTGGAAGTTGTTTCAGCGTTTGAGGCTGTCAGGAACAACGTGGGTGAAGCGTTTGGGGAAGCATCCATTGGATTCCTGGGGGCATTCTCTGAAGGGCTGCGGGCGCTTGCAGGGCTGGTCCAGAATGTGGGGGATGAATTTGGCATGACCAAAGAAGATGGACGGGCAGCGTTCATGGGGCTGATTGATGTGCTGGAAGCTGTGGCGGTTGCTGGTTCACATGTGATTGATGGCTTCAGGGCTGGATTCCTGGGCATTCGGATTGTGCTGGGTTCAGTACTCACAGCCATTTCAGCTGGCCTGGTGGAGTTGATTGAGCTGGCAGCGGCCGCGTCTGAGGTTCTGGGGTTTGATGAAACAGCGGCTGATATGCGGGGGGCAGCATCATTCCTGGCAGACATGCGTGATTCATTTGCGGATCAGGTTGTTTCAGATGCTGATGCCATTGGTGGATTGTTTGACGCATCGGGTGTGCGGTCCACCTTTGATGAAATCCGTGGTGTGTTTGATGAAACCAAGAGTGCAGCAGAAGAGATGGCAGAAACCATCAATGAAGAGCTGGCCACAGTTTCCACTGAGGTTGAAACCAATATCAAGCCCACGTTGGCTGAAATGTTCCCAGACCTGGCAGGGGTTCAGAAAAACATCATGGCCACATCCGATGAAATCAAAAACGTGTTGGGTGCGGCTGGGGTTGGTGCAGATGTCATTGCCCAGACCATTGAAGATGGGTTCAAACTGACAGACCTGCAAGAGATTGAAAACAGGCTGTCTGAATTGAAGTTGGCTGAAGCGTTGTTGGGCACAGGCCAGCTGGAAGGTGCCATTGATGCTGACAGACTGCGGGCCAGCATATTGTCTGCGCTGCCAGACGTGGCTGAGGAAGACAAGGCACAGGCAGCCAGTACCCTGGGCAACTTGCAATCTGTTTTGGGTACAATCAAAGTGGATGCAGGCGGAGCCAAGAAGGATTCCGACAACCTAGAAAAGATTGCCAGAAACACTGGTGACATTGCGGCAAAGACTGATGAAGGGGCGTTTGTATGACGTTGGTTGCAGTAGAAACAAACAGGCAGCAAACAAACAACAGGGACAACCAAAGCGGCACCAGGGAATTCCTGGTTTATGAGAATGATGAATCCCAACCACAGCCCACCATGCAGCAGGCTGTGGCCAGCACGGGAATCAGGTTGTTCACGGCAGACCAAACCCCAGTTTTGGGAAGACTCATCCCCATTGAAGTGAATGTTTCCACGGACCTGGAAGCATTTGGAAAATTCAAAGTAAGCTGGAAGTATGGCCTAGAGGATGACGGTGGCGGGGCTGACACATCACCTGGTGATCCTGGATTCATTGATTTCAGCATCACCCAAAGGCCGGTAGCCATTGACATTTACCGAGTCAGCACAGCAAACACACCCATTGTGGCCGCTGGCACAGACAGTGTTCGGGAAGACATTGCTGGTGAATCTGTTGATTCAAACGGTGACCCAATTACAAAGTTTGTGAACCAGCAAGAATTGTCAATCACGGTGCGTTCAGAATCATTTGACAACATCCCGATTTCAACGTCATTGAACATGTTGGGCACCAGAAACGAATACGGTTATTTGGGAGCGGCGGCAGGATATTTGGTTTACACCGGATTATCAGTTCAGCGTGATGGGGTGAACAGCTACAACACAACATTGAATTTTGTTTATGATGAAGAGGCCCACAGGCGGCAGGTTCCCCAGCGTGACCTGAACGGCACGATCATTCCAAAAAGCACGGGCACATCATCAAACCCAATGAACCGTGCAAAACACGTTCACCTTGAACAGCCATTCCCAAGGGTGACAAACTTTACTGAATTGGGCGTTCCCAATCCTGTCTAATGTCAAACTACCCAAACATTTCAACCGGACTAGGTAAATTCACCCCAGACCTGTTTGCCAGGTTGATGGTGATGTTGCAGGCGTATGAATCCGATCCATCAAAATTCAAAACCCTGAACCAAAAAGGAAAAGGGGGGGAGTTCAGAAAAACATTTGTTGGGAAGATTACCCACACGGGTGACATCAGCGGCCAACCCAACAGATTCAGGTACACAGTTGATGAACAGGTGCCAAATGATTTTGTTGTGGGGAACGATTGGGATTTTGTGCAAAAACCAGGTGGGTTTACAGCTCTGAAAGCAGTCAACACTGTGGAGGTACCCAACACATCCAGTTCAGTTGCACCTGGAATTGACCTATCGGCATCTGATTTTCCCGATGGGATGTCTTTGCAACCAATCAAAGATGGCACGCTGGCAATCTGTCACGTTTTGTATGACGAACGCGGTGAACAGGTTGCATGTTTTACCGTGGCAAATGCAGTTGATGGCAGCTGTGACTAATGGCGTTCAACGGCAAAAGAAAATGTTGTTGTGATTCTACGCCACCCGTTATCAACAAAGCATTCTTTGAAGTGAAATCTGTTGTGCCCATTGCGGCGGCTGAACAGGTGATTGACAAAACCTATTCTTATTGGTTTGAAAGACCAGATACAACATTTGTGGATGGTGAAGTTCCTGATTCAACAGTGTTGTGGGAACGTGGATCAAGCACAAATATCAATTCAGAGTTGACAGCTGATTTGACCTATGGAGCCTGGAAAACAGCAGGTAGTGAAACTGCGTATGTTGGCCCCAATGGTGGGAATGCATACAACGGAAGCAGCAACACATTTGTTGAGGCTGGCAGCGGGTTTGGGCTGAATGGTGAGGCGTTAGAAAGAGCGCTAACACGGCGCGGTTGGTATCTGACATCAACAACCAGAGTTTTGACAGAAGCACAGTTTGATGCGCTGGATGAATGCAAAGTTCTGATGCCATTGCCAAGTGCAGTCAGCACGGGATCAAGCGGAGACAATGCCATTCAAATTTATAGCACCAGGGGCTGGATGTTCGGGGATGACCAATACAATGCCACCCCAGCCATTGGACCAATTACCAAAGGGGATTTGACCTGGGAGGTTTACCCCAAAGTGAATTGCAATTATCCGGTTGGCGGAAACGTGCATGATTTCACAGCCCTGTTCCCAGCAAACATTTCATTCAGTGTTTCTGGAACAATGCCCATTGGGACGTATAGACCGTTTGAGGGGTTCAGCATTTTCAATGTCAATGGCAGTGGAAACTACCAATTCAGCAAAGTCACAACAGGTACTGGCACGGGATCAATCAGTATAAAATATGAACAGACCAGCCCAGATCCGTCTAATGATTCATACTTAGGACAGGTTGAGGTCACAGGTGATGATTTATTAGGAGGCACATTCACAGCAACCTGCAAACTAGAACAGCCAGTTATTGGTGATTTTGGATTCGGTGTTAGCTCTGGTGACAGCAACAGCATGACCCTACTGGGTACAAGTTCTAATTGCACAACACAATTTGGCTATTTCCCAGATGACAACAGACTGTTGTGTGATGATTGTGACCCAAACAGCTTTGATATGAGTACGTTCAGTTCATGTTCACCAGCAAATTTTGATGGCGGTTTTCTAAAAGATAAAAATTATGTGTATTTTCCTGGGTCCAGATTGAGTGCGCTACCCGACAACAACACATTGGGGGCGGACTTATCTTTGGAAGAAAATTATCCAACTGAAGAAGCCCTGTTTGGCGGCACATCCGGTATTCTGAGGATGCTAAAAGGGTTGGCCAACGGGCCATTGTTGGCCTGGGGTGCGGCCACCGGCAGCACGGTGAACATTGAAGTGAAAGCGCCAAACGGGATAGGGTTGACCAGTTATTTACTATCACCACCAGTGGGCCGCTGTATCAATTCAAACCAGTGGGATTCTGGCCCGCTGGTTGGCTATTTTATGAACAATTTTATCACCCCTGTTTATGGTTTGGGGAGCTTTGATAAGGACATTGATACGGGACAAAATGGTGTGGTTAGGTTTACTCAAACAGACTGAGCCGAAGGAATAAGCATGGCAACAGTGACATGGACAGGGGCAACAGATGGTGATTGGAACACCACCAGCAATTGGTCAACAGGCGCATTGCCAGGGGCTGGGGATGATGTCATTTTCAATTCCACCAGCCGTGATGTGACCATTTCCAGCAGCGTGGCGGGGACCACATACGGAAGTTTGAAGATCCTAGACGGGTTCACGGGGAGCCTGGGGGTTTCTGGCACCAAGCTGGAAGTGATGGCCACCACCCTCCTGATTGCCACAGACCAGGCCAAAATCCATTTGGATGGGCATTACACCACGGCAATCATCACAGATATGTTTCCAGGGACAGCAGCCAGCCCCAATGTGACCTTTGGCACCAGCAGTCAATTCACCACCCTGAGAATCACGGGGGGCAAAGGGGCGGTTGAAGTAGCTGCGGCGGGCCTGACCACGGCACAGATATTGGGAGCCAACCAGGCTGTGTTGTCTGTGTTGTCAACCGCTTCCAGCTTCACAAACATCCTGATGGATTCAGGAGAATTGACCACGGCGGAACCATTCACCACGGCGGATGTGTCTGGTGGCATATTGCGTTTGACCGGAACGGCGGGCGGCACAACGGTCAACCTGACTGGCACAGGCACATTGGCACACAATTCAACAGGGACTCTGACAAACCTGAACGTGTATGATTCCGCGTGCCTGGCAAGCACAACAGAAAATTCAACAACAACTGGGGCTGTGTTCACAAACACGGTTTTGTTTGATGGGCAGATTGATGAGCGGAACGGGGCAGCAACCACCACGTTCACCAACGGCATCACCATCAATGGCGCTGGCACCATCAATCCTGATGTGTCCCGAACCTTGACGGTGACCTGATGGCAGGGGGAGATTGGACACCAGCCGAGCTGGGAACATCAACCCTCACGGCATGGTTCAAAGCTGACAGCATCAGCGGATCAGACGGTGATGCGGTTTCAGCCTGGGCCGATTCATCAGGCAATTCAAACAATACTGCCCAGGCAACGTCAGCCAGACAGCCAACCCTGCAAACCAATGAGTTGGGCGGGGGGTCTGTTGTCAGGTTTGATGGCACCAATGATATTTTATCTGATGGTGACATTGCAGCATTGGATGTTGGGACAGGTGACATTTGGATGGCTTGCCTGTTCAAATCAACTGATGATTCGGGTGTTCAGTTTATGTTTGAAAAGGGCACCACATCATTTGCCCTGATGACCACGGCGGCTGGAGTGTTGCAGGCCAGGCTGGGTGGCACAACAAACATTCCACAGCAGTCAGCAGGCAACTGGTCCAGAACAGATTTTGTGATGGTGACCGCATCCCGCGTTTCTGCAACCTGCAATGGGTTTGTGAATGGTTCAAGCATGACCACCACAGGCACAACCAACACTGGTTCAATCAGCAACAGTAGCGTTTTTGATATCGGGGCAACCGCTGTTGGGGGCAACCCCATGACTGGTGACATTGCTGAAATCCTGGTTGGAGGTGCAACCCTTACCACGGCAAACCGTGAAAAGGTTGAAGGCTATTTGGCCTGGAAGTATGGGCTGCAAGCCAACTTGCCTGATGGGCATACCTACAGATTCAGCAAACCCAAAATTGATCCAATTGTCTGGACGGGTGACAGGGGGGGCAGTTTAGATGTTGCATTGAATTGGAGTGGTGGTGCAGTACCAACAGCCACTGACAAAGTTTTGTTCAATTCTGGAAGTGTTGATGTGACGGCGGGATCATTGACAGCTGGCAGCGTATTCATTTCAGACGGGTACACGGGCAACATTGGCACAAGCAGCAGTTCCAGAACATTCACAGCGGATGAGATAGTGGTTGGTTCAACCCGTTCCAACATCAACATTCAACTGGCCAGCAACACCAAAACATTTGTGACTGAATCGGCCAACGGTGTGAATCTGTCTGGTTCATCAACCAACCTGTTTGTGCGTTCCAAAGATCCAACAACATTGGCCCTGACCACCAGCGGCACCATGAACATTGATGTGCGGCACCCATCGGGGAACGGTGGGCTGTGCAGCCACACAACTGGGGTGCCATTCAAAACCACGGTTGGATTTGGTGGCGCTGTTGAACGGTCCATTGCAGCATCCGGTGACACCCTGGAGGTGACTGGCAACGGTTCATTCAGGCACACAATTGGGGCCATGCCTGAGTTCATCCAGCGTGGCGGCAACATAATTTTCAACGGATCCAGCATTGACGGATCCACCTGTGACCTGATTGGGGGGGTGTTCAACATCAACAGGACCACCCAGCCGGTTGTGGAAATGTCCACGATTGACGTATATCCAGGCGGGATCATGGACCTGACGGGGCCAGCCACTGGGCAGGTTGATTTTGGTGTGTCAAAGGTATTGCGTTCTGTTGGCGGTTCCAGTTTGAAACTGGGAACAGGTAGGTCCGCTGCAATGTCCTGATTTTTTGGTATGCTCTTTGCCAGGTACCCATTCAATTTGCTGGTGTTGCGGCGGGTTGATGGAATGGTGGGTGCCGATTTCCTCCACCCTTGCCCACGTTGTTCATTCAGCGTGGGCAGGTTTCCAGCCCAGGAGGGGCTGAGACATCACAGGAGTTTCAGCGTTGGACGGATTCAGCGCCAAGATGGAACGGGCGCTTGCCCTGTATCAACAGCTCCAAAGCTGTTCTGATTCCGCTGCAACGCAACGGTGTGATGACATTGCAAAATTGGCAACAGCGTGGTTATGCCTGGCACCCTGGGTTTTGCGGGGTTTGCTGGGCACACAAGCGTTGATTGAAAACAGGGGTGATGATGACCTGGCACGGATTTGGCAGCTGGAAAAGCGGTTGCCCGATTTGGAGGTGTTCATCATTGCCCTGGACATAGCCGCACAAAACGCAAGGAGGGTTGATCGGCATGACAACGGACAAAATCCCAACGGGTAGTTTTTTGGAAGAAGATGATCGGGTTTACCACCAGCACGCCAAAGATGGCAGGGCTATTTCCGCCAGCAGCATGAAGCTGTTTAGGAAATCCCCACGGGACTATCAGGCCAGGTACATCACCAAAGAAATCAAGCAGAAGGATTCACCAGCATTGGTCCTGGGGCGGGCGGCACATGCCCTAATTCTGGAAGGCACCCAAGCGTTCATGGATGGGTTTGTTCGGATTGATGAGCTGTGCCCCAGCTTTGGATTTATCAACCCAAAAACGGGTTCCATGTACGGGGAAACCACCAAAGCATTCCGTGAAGCCAAGACGGCGCTGGAGGATGCAAAGCCTGGGGTCAACATCCTGAGCAATGAACAGTGGGACCAGTGCCAGGGCATGGCTGAAGCGGTGCGGCAACATCCGATTGCCAAAAGCCTGTTTGCTGATGGTGATGCTGAACGGGCGTTCAGAAAATATGTGGATGATGAGCCATTTGCCAGGCAATGCAAAATTGATTTTGTTGCCGATACCAGCAGCGGCTATACCACATTGGTTGACCTGAAAACTACAGAGGATTTGGAAATGTTCCCCAGGAATGCCCACAGGTTTGGGTATCCAGAACAGTTGGCGTTCTACCGTGATTTGTTCATCAGAACGCTAGACAACGGATGCGGTTGCACATCCAACATTGATGTGGTGATTGTGGCCGTTGAGAAAAACCCACCATACAAGGTGGCGGTGGCCAACATCCCCCATGCTGTTCTAAAAATGAAGCAGGATGAGAATGAACACAACATTGCAAGGTTGGCGGCGTTGTGGCATCAGGAGGGTGCGTGGCCAACCGGATATGAGGGCGTGCAAAGTTGGTTTGTGCCGCAACCACAACTGTGAACAAATACGTTTGCATGCAGGGTGTTCCATTGCATGGGCCATACAGGCGCATTGTGAAGCAGGAATATGACGGTCTGGTGGCCACAGCTAAGAGCCGTGCCAGCGTGACCCCAGATTGTGGATTCAAAGGGCGCTGGGATGGGGATGAAGATTATTACCTGGAACAGCGGCACATCCCTGGCATTGCTGGTGAATGGTATTTGCGTGACCTGTTGCCAGATGCTGAACCACATGCCCATCAGCTGGACCGGCATGACCTGGTTTGGAAAAACCAAATCATTGAAGTCAAGACGTTTGGCAAGCGGAATATGTACTGCAATTTTTACCAGCGGGACCAGGGCAAGTTTTTTGATTGGCTATATGTGTTCATGTATGACCCTGATGTACGGACCATTGTTTGTTGCGGATACATTGACCGAGAAAAACTCATGGCCAAAAAGAATTGGTCCGATCAACTACCAAAGGTTCTTGGAGGATCAACAGGAAAAACCACAGGGTGGCGCGTGCCACTGATAGATTTGATGCCCCATGGAACGGGGCCAATGTTCAACTGACAGAAAGGAATCTGCAATGCCAGATATGTCACAAGCGTTTCCAGGCAAATGGATGAAAGCTCATGATGTGCAACAGCCAGTTGTGCTGACCATCACAGACATTGAGCAAGGCACATATTCAGACGGCAGCCCAAGTTGGGGCATGGGATTCAGAGAAACCCAACAGCGTCTGGGCCTGAACAAAACCAATACCCAAACCCTGATTGAAATGTATGGCCAGTTCAGTGAAAAGTGGGCTGGGCAGCAGGTTGAAGTGTTTGCCACCACAGTTGAAATGGCGGGGCGTACGGTGCCCTGTGTGCGGCTGCGTGCCCCAGGCCAGACCCAACAGCCCCAACAGGGTGCAGGCGTTCAGGCGGCGTTTGGGCAGCAGCAACAGCCACCAGTGCAACCCAATGATGGGGTGCCGTTCTGATGGCTGGGGGAGGAAATGACAACACGCCATGGGTGGCCTGGTATCCCCAAGCATTCCTGGCAGATACCTGGAGCATGAGCCTGGAGGTCAAAGGGGCGTACATCATGCTGTTGTGCGTTCAGGCCAACGGTGGCAGGATTCCCAATGATTTGGAGCGGTTGCAGGGTGTGATTCCTGGTTTCACGGTTTCAATGTGGCGGGAGCTGGCCAGCCGGTTTGAAGTGGTGGCCGATCCAGAGACAGGGGAAGAGCATCTGGAAAACCCCAAGATGCGTAAGGAAGTGGAACAGGCCAGGGCAAAGGTGGAAAAAGCCACCAAGGATTCAGAAGCCGCCAGGGACCGTGCCCGCAAATCCAGACAGTGCGCGAAGAGTGCGCGCACGGTGCGGGAATGTTTCTCCGCGGAGAATAAGAAACAGAAACAGATCCCTCCCCCCCAAACCCCCCCAGGGGGGCAGGCTGGTGGGGATGATTATTCCCAAGAATTGAAACAGCACATTCTGACTTGGGCGGAATACTACAACACCCGCTGGGAGGCAGCAGGATCCTCTGTGAGGCTTTCGGGCAGCCGGATAGCCCTAGCGGTCGGTTCAATGTCTGCGGAGGCGTGGAACGGCATTCAGGAGGCTTTTGAGGATGCCTACAAATCCGGCGTGAATGATCCCAAGCAGAAGCTGAAAAACCCAACGGCGTATGCCCTGAATCTGGTGAAGGAATCCCGCCATGCCCCAAGTGGGTGAAGCCAACAGAAACCGTTGGGCCATGTATGTGGCTGACCTGGCCATGACTGGTGGGATGTCTGCCAGCATCAGCAGATGGCGGGGCAACAGAACAGCCCCATGCAGGTTCCAAAGCGGCAAGAATTTACCCAGGCTGATTGGCGGCATGGTGGCCATTGGCATGACCAAATCAGAAATCCAACACAAGTTCAACATTGACCCAGAGCAAACCCGCCAGTTCTGGTTGGCGTTTCTGCAGCTGCCAGAATCTGAACAGATTGAAACATTCCGGTGGGCTGACAGGCTGGGCAAACAGGCAAGGTTCCGAATAGGTGACCTGTGACAACCCCACCAACCAAGCTGCAAAAAGAGATTCACAGCCTGATTCGGCGGTGGGATCAGGAATGGAACATCAGCCATGCAGAATTGGTTGGGGCATTGGCCATGGCCCTGTTTGATTTGCTGATGTCCAGGTGGACCATCACAGAAGAACCGTTGGTGGAAGATGTTGATGATGATGATGATGATGATGAGGATGATGAGTTAGAGGGGGATGATTGATGGCTAAGAAGCGGAGAAACTGCAACCGAGTGAATCCGCTGACGCGGGCCACATTGGAGGACCAAGGCTACATGGTGGCGCTGGTTGAACAAACCATCCCAGGCACCAGGGGCATCAAGCGTGACCTGTATGGGTTTCTGGATTTCTTGGCTGTCAACCAATATGAAACCCTGGGTGTTCAGGCCACATCACTATCAAACAAATCATCCCGCAAAAATAAGATCCTGACAGAGCGGGCTGATGAGGCCAAACAGTGGCTGAGTTTTCCAGGCAGGCGGCTGGAGGTTTGGGGCTGGGGTTGGAGTGAAAAAGACAAATCATGGACGTTGAACACCACAGAAATCACATTAGGTGATTTTGATGAACCCTGAGCTTGATGAAGTTTTGGCGTACCTGCGGGCGTATGCCACAAAGGTGAGCCGAGAAAAAAAGTTTCCGCTGTGGACTAGGGACGAAGTTGAATCTGAATGTTGGCTGTTGTGGCATGATGAAATCCTGATGAAGCACAAAAACAATTTGCATGAGCGTTGGCGCGGTCTGGCCAAACTGGTTTTCAATCGGCGGTTGCCTGACATATACCAACGGAGCCTGGGCAAAAAGATCAGGCGTACCAAAGACTATGGCAGGACATATCACACAGACGCTGACCTGGGCTACATCAGCCCGAACAGGACCGAACAACCACAGGTGCAGGATGTTGTGATTCCAACAATCTTGCGGGCCATGAAATCATTGCAAACCTACGTTGACACATTCAAATGAACAAAGACCAAACCCCACAGCCTGAAACCGTACAACTGGCCAGCCGTGATTGGGTTGGATTGTTGGCCGTGGCAGTGACCATCATGGGTGCGTTCTTTGCAGCGTATTCAAGGCATGACCGCATGCTGTCTGAAATCAGTGTTTCACAACAGCTGCAAGGTGAGCGGATCAATAGGCTTGAAGGCAAGATTGACCAAATGGAACGTGACCTGCGGGGACGCTGATGCGTTGGCTGTGTTTGCTGTTTCTGTTGGGGTGCAAGAGTGCCCAAAACCCTTTGGCATCAGGGGTGGCCAAGGCAATGCCGGAAGCACCCCATTCACAGAATCATGTTGCCTGGAGCCTGTTCCCGTTGAGCCTATCGGGGGGGCTGGCAATACTGGCAGGGATTGTGGCCATGATTTGGTTTCCGGGCCCATCAGGACGGCGGGCGTTGGTGGTAGGAATTATCATCAGCCTGGTGCCGCCGATTTTCCTAGCGTTGGAACACAGTTTGTTGGTTCCGGTATCAATAGCCACAGTGGTTGTTGGTGGCGGCATGTTGGTTTTTTATCTGGCCCGAAGCTGGGAACGCCAGCGGCATGGGCAAGGGGTATCAAAATGATTGAAATTTCTATCTGCGTTGGTTGTTTTGTTGTTGGCTTCATCATGGGCATGGTTCACAAACAACGGGTTTTGAATCGGCTGAACAAATGACAATCCGCAAGGTGACAGGGGATGGCAGGCTGGTTCCGCTGGGCAAGCGTGACCGTGGACCAGACCCCAGGCAGGACCGTTCCACCAGGGCAAACAGGGGGCGGCGCTGGATGAAGCAACGTGCCCAGATTCTGGCCAGAGATCCTGTCTGCAAGGTTTGTGGGCGGGCAGCATCAGCCCAGGTGGACCACATCAAACCGCTGGCCCAAGGCGGGGATGATTCCTATGACAACCTGCAAGGCATTTGCGTCCCATGCCATGCCACCAAAACAGCCAGTGAGCGCCAGCCTATTGAGCGTGCCAGCATGGGTTCCGAATTGATTAGACGGAACACATATGAGGTGCGGCACAATGATCCTAGAAACACTACTGGCCCTGGCCCTGAACACTGACGGCGGAAAACCCACAGACCCCAATGCGGTGGCTATGTGGATTGATGACCTGGGCAGACTGACACCGTTTGGCAGGACGTTTGACGTTTACATCCAGTCTGGGTTTGATCCTGATTTCAGCTACCCGAATGGTGAACCCAGGCGGCCATATATGATTGGTTCCACCAGGTTGAATGAGTCACCAACACGGTCATTTGGTTGGGCTATTGAGGGTGACATTTTCAAAAACCACAATGACAACACCTACCCATTTTTGGACAACTGCCAAGAGTGCATTGATTACTGGGAAGATGACACTGGGATTGAGTGCCCTAGCCCTGGAGCATATTGGGATTGCATCCAATCCAACCCATACCAGCGTTGGATGTATTTGGGCGCAAAGTTCACGCCAGTCAACTGGGAAGTGGTGAGTTGTTGCCCAAACCAAGGGGATTTGGTGGATTTGGATTACGCATGGTGTGATTCATGGATTTTGCACGGACCACTGGGGAAAAAATACGGTGTCCCAAGCCCCCAATACAAATACCCGCTGGTGCAGCAGCAGCACAAAGACTTGATGACCCCCCACTGGTCATTGAACCGAGTTTTGAAGTTTTGGCCACACCGTGATGACATTGTGGGTGAACAATGCTGTTCATCACCATCACAAAATGACTACGGTGATTTGATCCGTTGGGATGCAGATGTTGACTGGGAGAGTGAGCTGCACCCAGGATCATTCCACATTGCCAGGTTTACAGGCCCAGACTATTTTGCATCGGGTGGTGTTGTGCGGTGGGCATGTGGCAACGGGCACCCATGTGAGCCGTCATATTATTCTGTGGGTTATTACCTAGACAACAGCTGCCCATCAGACCTGAATGAAGATGGCATGGTTGGGTTTCAGGATTTGTTGCAGGTGCTGGGTGATGTGGCGGCGTATAAGTACCACCCACAAACCAACAACGGGTTCAATGCAATCATCAAGGTGTTGTCAGAATGGGGTGACTGTCAGTGACCTGCCCGATTTGTGAACGGCGGGCAGCCCAGGAACAAAAAGCGGGTGCTGAATGCAAACAGGAGGTGAAGCGGCTGCAAAGCCATTCACAGCGTATGGCAATCCTGGTTGCAATTCTTGGGACACTTATTGGCCAGGAAGCGTTTGAACGGGCAGTTGCAATCCTTGGGGCAGTTGACACATTTGCAGCAGCTGAACAGCAGCCAAAACCCAACACTGCAACCCAAACAGCAAATGCTGGTCATGAAAAGCAACACACCCAAGATGAATTCAGTGGACATAGAGGCACACTCCTGGAATACGTTCCACCACTGTTGCCCACATTAGGCCAAGTGGATTCCAACTATGTTTTCGGATTTGATGAGTGGGATGAGGCCGAGCCATTGATTCTGCCAGACACAGGAGTGGCAACACCACTGGCAGCAGCCCTGTTGTTGAGGCCCAGCCGCAAGCGCAAATAAAAAACCCCAGCGTTGGCTGAGGCTGTGGCAGGTGAACAGTCTGCCATCACGGTTTGAGTTCATCGGATCATGACACAAAAAGGTTCATGCTGTTCCAAAAAACGTATCAACCTGTTTTTGTGAGAGCAAAGGTATTTGGGGTTGTGGGGATCAGCCTTTATGATTCCTGCCAAATCAAACAGGTATTGGTTTCTGTGTTTTTGATAACAGAACCAAGCATCAATTGAATGTTCAAACTTTCCAAGTTGTTTGTTGAACATCTTTGCCCTGAATTTTCCCTGATGAAAGTCAACACCACGGGGCAACCCTTTGTTATTACCTTTGCGGGTTTCTGGTGGTTTGTCTTTGAACAAGTTGTTCAACCATTCAGAAACAAACATGCAGGTGGTTGGGGAATAATGTTTGCGTATCCCCCATCCAATATCTTTGTCTACTTGTGTTCCAGGAATGAAGTGTTTGTCATACCAGCGTTTGAAGTTGCTGAACGTGTGCCATTCATCACAGACGGTGCATCCAACATAGGTTGGGTGTGATTTTTGTTTCTGTTCACAATGGCAACGCTCAAGAATTCCGCGCCAGCATTTGCTGGATTTGCTGGTGGATGTTCCGGGAACGTCAAAGATTCCATACTTCATTTCAGGCCACCCAAGGTTCCAGAAGTTCAAGAACACCACGGGCTGTTTGGTGTTTCAGTTCTGCCAGGCCTTCACGTTCAGGCAGGTAATCTGATGTGTAGATGTTCACATCATTCCCCATGAATTCAAACGTGGTTGTGCCGCTGTCATGCCTGGTGGTGATTTTGAAGAGGGCTGGGCCGTTCATCACCCCAGCTTGCCCAAGCTCCACCACATATCCTTGCCAGGTGCGGTGGATGTTGGCGGAGTCTCTGACCGGCGCAAATCCGGTTATGCGGCCATCTTTGCCAAAGATTGATTCAAGGGTTTCACCAACCCAACGGTATGTGTGTGTTTCTTCAAGCGGGTGCATTTGCTGATTCCTCCTTATGGATTGCAAACTTTGGGTTTTTCAGGTCGGTCAGGTCAACACATTTGACCCAATGGATTCCGTGCCAGCCTGATGTGTCAGGGGTGCGGACTTTGACGCGGTAGATGTATCCGGTGGAAACCGGAAGTGATTTAACCTCTGACACTGTTTTGAGGTTGGTCCACTGTGGCGGGATATAGTGTGGAGCGTGATTGGTGGGCAAAGATGAGACTGGCAATTTTTCCCCTGAACGGGTGGTGTAGTGCCAAGGCAAGATGTCCACAGTTCCAGGTTGACCGTAGGCCAAGAACAATTTGCGGATGGCTTTGATTTGTCTGAGGTTCATTTCAATCCTCCTCCGGTTCATCAAACCCAACGCACGGAACGTCATGCCCAGTGCTGAGCGCCCAATGGAGAAATTTGTTCAAATAGTAGCGGTCATCAGAATCTGCACGTTCATGCACATGGTGAGAACATGCAGCCTGAATGCAATCTTGCAGGACATTGAAAATGTCATCAACGTCCAAACGGTTGAATTCTGGGAATGTGTTGTTTCCGGTCATTTGGTTTCCTCCAATACAAGTTCATGCACCTTGCCCATGATTTTGTCAACCTTGCCAAACAAACGGTTGGCTTTGGTTTCACATTTCACAGCTTTGGCGGCATACATTTCCACAAAGATTTGTGTGCTGGCAATACGCTCATGGCCACGCCAGATTTTGGCTTGATTCAAGGCGCGTTTGGCATCACGCATCACAATGTTTTTTTCCCGCAACAGGCGGCTGATTTTGTTTTTGTTGATTGGTTTGAGATTCATTTTTGATTTCCTCTTTGGATGAGAGGGTGCCCGAAGGCACCCCCATGGTTTGTGTTCAGCAGTAATCATTGCCATTTCTGGATTCTTGACGGTCAGCCATATTCTCAAAAGCGTCAAATGGATCATCCAAACGTCCTTCAAAGTAGAGTTCTCTACCATGCAAATGTTTGTTGATTTGGTTGAGGTCATCGGCGGTGAAACTTCTTGGATGTTCAGCAAACCATTGTTTGATTTCATCAACATTGCCCATTAGTTCAACACTCCAGCCAGATCGGGTGTGCAATGACCTCCATGAAATTCCTCTGGTGTGTTTCTTCAAGCACAACCGATCAGCACATGGTTCAATGGTGAATTCAACCCCGCGTTTTGTTGAAAACTCAATATGGCGTTGGATCACAATTGATTTGTAATCTTTGCTGACCAGTTTGACCCCCCACGTTGACCCAGCGGTGTTCTCAATAATGTTTGTCATGATTTGCATTTTTGATTTCCTCATCAGGCGTTATTGCCTTGCCCCAACTGTATCTGCCATCTGGCCGGAAATGTTGAGCCTAATCAATAAAATTGCACATTTTTTTTCAGGGCATCAAAAAACCCCCACTGAATCATCAGCAGGGGCTTTGGTGGAGTTTGATGGGCCGGTGGGCTGTCAGGGCAGTTTGGCAAACTCTATTTCAAACTTGACCCAATACTGTTGCAGCCGTTTCCATTTGCGGGAGCCTGGAGGGGCTTGCAGGGCTTTGGGGCCACCATTCCACATCAGGGCAGCCGCGTAGTTGTATGAGGTGCCAGCGGGCAACCTGTGGGGTTTGTTGTATCTGGCTTGGAATCCCCTGAACACATCCACTGATGTTTGCAGATCAAACACAGCATCAGGCCATTTGCCTGGCACCCCTGAATCCAGCATTGCGCCTTTGCTAATGCAATATGGGCCAGCGGTGAAACCTTTATCTGAGAAGATGGCAACCCCACCAGGGTGGCAGGATGATTCCACAGCCCAGATGGCGCGTTCCAGCTTGGACATTTCAAACGGCGGGTTGACGGGGCCACACAGCCCCACAATGATTGAAAGCAGATTGAACATGATTGTTCCTCCATTCGGGCAGTTGCCCAGCCTTTGATCGGCTGGTGATTGATGTGGCTTGAGTCATCAGGGAAAAAAACTGGGAAGTGCAAAACCCCGTTTGGGGACTGTGAAGGCGGTTCAGTTTCCC